GCAGAACAACTTAGAGTTAGAATTGATGACAAGTTGAGTAGATTAATGAAAGGTACTGAATATGTTGGAGACAACGATATTGATGACCTTATTGGATATTTGGTTTTGCTTAAAATAGCAAAGGAAAAAAATGTCAACTGAAAAAGATTTAGTAGACCATCTAGACCAAGTTAATACAGTTGTAACTGAATACTTAAAGGGTAATGATCCAACAGTTATTTCTAAAGAACTTGACATTCCACGTACTCGTGTTGTTCAACTAATTAATGAGTGGAAGGTTATGGCATCAGCAAATGATGCAATCCGTGCTCGTGCCAAAGAGGCACTCGTAGGTGCAGATACACATTACACAAAACTTATTACAAAAGCCTATGAGGTTATTGATGAATCAAGTTTAACAAGTAACCTAAGTGCAAAAACAGCAGGTATCAAACTTGTTATGGATATTGAGTCTAAAAGAATTGATATGTTGCAAAAGGCTGGTCTGCTTGAAAATAAAGAACTTGCAGAAGAGATGGTTGAGATTGAACGCAGACAAGAAGTTCTTGTTGGAATCCTTAGAGACATTGCATCATCACATCCAGAAGTTCGTGACATTATTATGCAAAGGCTTTCAGCAATTGCAAAAGAAGGCGAAGTGATTACAGTTGTCCACGATGTTCAATGATTTTTTTGAAGTATTAAAAGAAAACCATTTTGCAGAAACACCAGTAAATGCAAAGACATTTGTTGAGTCTCCAGACTATTTAGGACAACCACAACTATCTGACATACAATATGACATTGTTGAGGCAATGAGTCAGATTTATCGTAAAGAAGATTTAATAGAGATTATGGGTGATGCAGAAGGATCTGCTTATTTTTCAAAATATACTAAGAATGAAATTATTCTGCAACTTGGCAAGGGATCTGGAAAAGACTTCGTATCAACAGTAGCCTGTGCATATGTAGTGTATAAACTTCTATGTCTTAAAGATCCAGCATCGTATTATGGAAAACCATCTGGAGATGCTATTGATATTATTAACGTTGCTATTAACGCACAACAGGCTAAGAACGTATTCTTTAAAGGTTTTAAAACAAAGATTGAAAAGTCACCATGGTTTGCTGGAAAGTATAATCCTAAAGCAGACTCAATTGAGTTTGACAAAGCAATTACTGTTTATTCTGGACACTCCGAAAGAGAGTCACACGAAGGTTTAAACTTGTTCCTTGCAGTGCTTGATGAAATTTCTGGTTTTGCATCTGAAGTTGGAACTGGTAATGAACAAGGAAAGACTGCTGACAATATCTATAAAGCATTTCGTGGTACCGTAGATTCTCGTTTTCCAGATCTTGGTAAAGTAGTTTTACTTTCATTCCCACGATATCAGGGTGACTTTATTTCACAAAGATATGATGGAGTAATTGCTGAAAAAGAAACAATAGAACGTAGACATAAGTTTGTTATTAATGAAGAACTTCCAGAAGGACCAGATAATGAATTTGAAATTACATGGGAAGAGGACCACATCCTTTCTTACAAGATTCCAAAAGTCTTGGCTCTTAAACGTCCAACATGGGAAGTAAATCCTACTCGTAAAATAGATGATTTTAAGATTGCATTTTTAACGGATCTTGGTGATGCAATGATGCGTTTTTTATGTACACCAACATATTCATCTGATGCATTCTTTAAACAAAAAGACAAGTTAATAAAATGTATGACATTGGCAAACCCTGTTGATAGTTTTAGAAGATTCTCAGAAAACTTTAAACCAGATCCAGACAAGGTTTATTACATACACGCTGACCTTGCACAAAAACACGATAAGTGTGCGGTAGCAATTGCACACGTAGATAAGTGGGTAAATATTCAGGTAATTAAAGATTATGAACAGGTAGCCCCAATCGTAATAGTGGATGCAGTTGCATGGTGGGAACCAAAGTCAGAAGGTCCAGTTAATCTTTCTGAAGTAAAGCAATGGATTATTAATCTACGTAGACAAGGTTTTAATATTGGCATTGTGTCTTTTGACCGTTGGCAATCATTTGATATTCAAAATGAATTAAAGGCAGTAGGAATAAGAACTGATACTGTTTCTGTTGCTAAAAAACATTATGAAGATCTTGCAATGATGATTTATGAAGAGCGTGTTGCAATACCTATGATTCCGCTATTGTTAGAATATTCACACCTGGTCCTCCTCTACACGACTTGCAGAGAAGCAGAGGGCTATGGTAGAATTGGATAACAAGGAAATGCCTGAAGATGTCAGGGACTTTCTTGATAGATTAAACATAATATAAACTAAACAAGGAGAAAGATGAATTCATTTAAGAAGATCGCACTTGTTACGGCTGCAGCAGTAGCAAGCACATTCTTTGTTGCAGTTCCGCAGGCTCAAGCAGCAGTAACTAACGGATATGCATTATCCGATTCGTTGGCTGCAGGTGCTCGTGGAGTAACAGTATTGGCAGACACAACTAAAGCAGAGGCTGGAGTTAACGCAGTACTTGCTTTAACAACTAGCGAGTCTTTGGCTGCTACAGCAGACGACAATCTCTCACTAGAGATTTCTGGCCCTGCAACATTTACTGATTACACAGCAGCAGGATCAAACCCTACAGGGGTAACACTTACCAATTTAGGTAAAACATTTACATTTACAGCAACAACTTCAACAGCAGTTGTATTGCCTACAAATGTTAAGTTAACTGTTAACGGTGCAGGCACTGTAACAGTAACTCAAAAGAAGAAGGTTGGATCAACCACTTCTACAGTTGATATCAAAACAATTTATGCTGGAACTGTTGCAAAAACAGATATTCTTTCTGTAGCAAACAGTTTTGGACGTGTTCAAGATACATCAACACAAGGAACTCTCGCTTCTAGCGTAGATGTTACTGGATCAACAACAGTTGTTAATGGTGGAACAGGATATGTAAACGTTCTTGCAAAAGACGCATATGATGCTACCCTCTCAACAAATGGTGTCCTACAAGCATCTGTTACAGGTGGAGCAATTGTTGCATGGGACGGTGCTCCAAGCACTCAAGTTTCATTTGCTGCAAAGACTGGTGTAGGTGGAGTTCTTCATATTAAGCAGGGTACTGCTAATGAGAACAAGCCAGTAGCAACAACAATTACAGTTTCATTCAATGGAACAGTATTGACAACTAAGTCAATTACATTTACTGGACAGGCTGCATCTATTGTAGTTTCAGGTGAAGACATTGCACAAGCAGGCGGAACACGCACAGGAACCTATGACTTTGTAGTCAAGGATGCTGCTGGCAATCAACTAGCATCAATTACTCCAACTGCTGATACTGCAAAATATGACGCACAAGTAACTGCTGTTTCTGTTGCTGGAGCATCATCTGCTACAGCAGTACAAACTGGTGGATGGACATGTGCTGCTACATCAGGATCAACAAAGGTACGCATTAAGCATACTCTTGCAGATCTTTCAGTCATCTACTCAAATGAGTTTGATGCACGTTGTGGTCAAGGTGTTAATAAGTACACAGCAAAGTTTGATAAGGAATCATACCTTCCAGGCGAAATTGCAAAATTAACTGTATCAGCAACTGACGTTTCAGGCGCTAAGGTACATGATGCAGCAACTCTTGGAACTGGAGTAGCAATCTCTGCTGGTGGAATGACACTAGTTGGAACAGCAACTTCAACAGATACATTTGCAAACGGATCAAAGACTTATCAGTTTACCGTTGGTAATAATGCTGGAGCATTCAATGCAGTAGTTGATCTACCTGCATATGTTTCAACAGATTCTGCTAAGGTAGTTTCATACAAGGTGGCAGAATCAACTGCTACTGTATCTAATGCTGAAATCCTAAAGATGATCGTTGCACTTATTGCAACAATCAACAAGCAAATTACAGCACTACAGAAGTTGCTTCTAAAGAAGTAAATTCTTAATAAATTAGGGGGCAGATTAATTTCTGCCCTCTTTTTTATTACACTTTTGTTGTTTAATTAAATAAAAAATGATATAATTAACCATATAATTAAACATAGGAGTTAGCCCCCAAATTGAATAACCTAAAGCGCAAACTATTAATAGGCTTTGGGGTTGGGCTATGTGTAACAGTTTTTGGAATTATGGCTCCAGATCATGCTGGCGCTACAGAAAATCAAGAACAAGTTGTTGTTAGCCCTGCTCAACAAGCAGTTAACTCTGCCCTTGCTACTGCTACAACAGAGGTTCAACAGGCCACTACAGCCACAAACAATGCCATAACAGAGATAACACAAGCACAAACAGAATATTCTCAAGCCCAAGGTATCACTGCGGAGGTAGCATCAAAAATATCTTTGGCTAATGCAGAAACAAATAATGTTCAAACCGCTATTAATACTATTAGCAATGTTGATTTATCTGTTACATCAATAGATCAAAGTTCTCAGGTGGTTCAAGATGCAAAGGCTACAGTAACTGTTGCAACAACCGCTATAAATAACATAGGAACACAAATAACAGAGGCTCAGACAGCAATATCTGAAGCAGTTGCTGCAAAAACAGAAGCATCTACAGCACAGGCAACTGCTCAAACAGAATTAACTCAAGCAAACCTTGCTATTGATGCTGCTCAAACTGCAGTAAACAACTTACAAGCAACAATTGGAACAACTACAAATGTTTTGGCTGGAGTA